ATGAAGAAATTTTTTTTATTAGGAATTACAGTGTTAACTATCGTATCATGCGAAAGGAATTCTGATATGGTTGATTTACCACAAGAACAAGAACTATTAATCAATGAAAACTTATTTAAAAGAGAAGCTGACTCAACTCAGTACAACTTATTTAACACTACTTCAGGGCTTGAATCAGGAATTGAAACAGAACCTTCAGAAGGCTTGGATCCAAAAGATATTACGCCACCTAGACGTTAAATCACATATACTTACATTCTTAAATAAATACGGTAGGAGTATTAAGAAAATTACTCCTACCGTTTTGATGGTGCTTGTCTCATCAATTCCTTATATAGATTTTTTCCTTAATTTTTTTATAGACACAGATGAAATAGTCGTTGGTCATAGATTTCCTAATCTTGCCGCCATGATCTGGTCTTACTCGGTTTGTATCTCACCTCTTCTAATATTATACGTTTCCAAATTAGAACCTCATTGGATGTCTTACATTGTACCAATATATGTATATATAAGCATGTTTTTGGGTTTCTTCCTTTTGGATATTAATTTAAACATCGAATCTGATTATGTTTTCAGGTTAGTGGCATTAGGCCTCAGTTTGCTCATACTAATTCTCACAAAATATCTTCACAGATATTTTAAAGTTTTAATATTAGACGATAAGGTTGAGTTCGAAATCAATAACCTTCAAAAACAAAATAATGACAAGGGAACAGCTTAAGATTTGTGATGATTTATTCCGTATTGCTAAAGAACAGTTTTATGCCGGAATAATAGACAGAGAAAATTACTTAGAAACTTTAATCTTAATTAAAGAGAAAATAAAATTTTTGAAGAAAGGATTTGACAAAAAAAATTTTATTATTAAAACACTTGAAAAACCAATTATAGAAATTAATATTAAGGAAACAGTCAATTTTGTTCTTGCTATGAACTAATATTTTTCTTTGAAAGACCTTTTTCAATTTTCTTTAATTCTTCCGGACTGGAAGAATTTTTTTGTAGTTCAAACATAATTTCTTGAATCAATTCATTTGCTTCCATCCTATTCTCGAATTTCTCAAGCTTGCTGATAACAAAATCCAACTTTCTGTTAATAAGTTCTAAATCTACAGTTTTCTCATTACATTTTTCTGGACTATTTTCTATAGTATCAATATACTTTGCAATTCTATTTAGTGTATCAAAACTAGGATTTTTTGTCTTTCCATCTAATAATTTACGAACACCGGTATCCGAAAGCCCAGTATTTTTCGAAATTTCGTAGGGAGTTAAATGAAAAGTTTCCACTTTTTTCATAATTCCTTCAAGTAACAGTGTCTTATCGTTTTGATTATCAGTAGTTTTTTTATCCATAAGAAGTAATTTAAAAAAAGTTGCCGAACTTTTTGTGATAGTTGCCGAACTATTTATATATTTGCAGTATAAATGTTCGAACAAATCTACGAATATTTATACAATCATGTTATATTTTTTAAACCCAGACATAATTCAATGCATTATCGCAGACACTAATTTTAGATTAAAATTAGCTCTAGCATTGGAAATTGGTGAAAGACCAGTTTATAACACTGCTAAAAAATATCAGGAAAAGCCCTTTGGAAATTCAACCTTTACAAAAATGGCAGCTGTTAAATTTTTTGAGCAGGAAGGATATTCGATCGACGAAATTCTTACAACAGAAAAACCGGCAGAATAGCCGATGTATTTATTCTCAAAACGGCGTGAAGGGTTTATTCAGTTCAGAAGGAATGCAACGTCGTTTTAATTGACAAAAATTTTAAATAAAATATTAATTAAAAACTTAAAAATTATGTGTACAAAAAATGAAAATCGTACTGAAAACATTGTGAAACTTACTAAAGATGAATTTTTCACTCAGCTTGAAAAGCTTTTAAAAAGTGCTCCAGAGAACATGCTATATCTAGTTAATGCAATGGAAGATTCTGAAAATAATAAAGATAAAAAAGATGAAAATAGACAGGTCATAGCTTTGTCTGGATCTTGTCACAAACTCTGCTATGCATTTAAAAATGGATTTGATCAAGATCATAGATTTGAACACGTAGTTAGCCATGCAGTAGATTATTCAAGATTAATGAAATCATTAAACCCATCTCTTTTTAATGTAATGACTGATTTTAATAGAACTGATCATCTAAAAAGCTTATTAGACAGACTATTTGGTCAGTAAAAATATAAAGCACTTCAGTAAAAGGGCTTGAAAAAGTAATAGTTAGAATCGTTATTTTTTTTCAAATCACCCTGATCAGAGCAGACGTTTAAGAAGTGCTTTAAATGCTTGGGTAATGTAATGGTAGCATACCGGTCTCCAAAACCGACTGTGAAGGTTCGAATCCTTTCCCTCGCGCAATATCGGTTAGCTACAGGAAATTGCGCTGATATTATGATTCTCATGTTTTATTTGAGTTTTCATGGTTATTAGTTTTTACCCGGAACGATTCTTCGCTCCGGGTTTTGTTTTAAATATTAAAAATGTGGAACAGTAATTTTTACACCATCAAAAAACTATGAAAGATAACGGTAAATATAATTTTCAAGACACAAAAAATGGCAACATAATAACATTTGAGAAAGGTTGTATGGTTGATGCTGAAGTTCTATTTAATGAGATTTTTGGAAGTACTTTTCTCCAAAACAAGTTCGTAGATCTCGATCCTGGAAAACCTACAGATTTTCAAAAAAATATAACTATAAAAATCAGTAAAAAAATAATTGTAGAAATAAAAACAATATCAAAAACGAAATTATGAAGATAGAAATTAAAACTCGAAAAAGTGGAAATCTACATTTAGCCTGGTGTCTCATGCCTGGAAAAATAAAGGGAATAATAACAATGTCTGGGAGCACTGCTGAAATAGCTATAGAAAAGCTTCAGCTCTGCCTAGATAACAAACCTTACAGTCATTTAGAAAAATAAAAAAATGAATTATAAAGCCTTTCAACTATCTGTCACGACAAGCCTTTTAGTATCTCGTGGCTTCGATGATAATGAAAAACCCATCGTAGAAATTAAAATTTATTGGATGGATGCAAAAGAAGAAAATCAATTGGATACTCAATGTTTATCGTTTCCATCTGAAGAAATTACACAAGCTTTTATTATTGATTTTAGTGAAACGACAGCTAAAATATGGTGTAACTCAATTCTTGCAAAAAGTGAAAAATAAAATTCTAAAATTTTTCCTTCAGTACTCAAATAAAAAAATATTAAAAAAACATTGGTAATAATGGAAATTGAAACATTTAAAACTCAGTTAAAAGAAACTATAAAAAAAGAATTCCCTGGAGGAATTTTAGAACAGAAGATAGCAGAAGGAGTTCAAAAACACTCGTTAAATTTTAGAGAATATATTTCGCTTAATCCCTTGAGCAATTTTGCAGAGTGGAAATTTAAATTAGAAAACTCTGTGAATATAGAAACATTGAATCCTGGAGAACTTCTTTCGATTGGAATTTTTCTTTTAGCACTTGATGAATTGAAACCTTATGAATAACAAAACTTTCAAAAAAATAAATAATTATACCTGGATTCCGAATGATGGAAAAAAATCTCTGCAGGAACGGCAAAGATTGCTTGATGAAAAATCTTTGAGCAAAAGCAATAATTATTTAAAGGAAAAAAAGAACCGGAGGCCGATTGATCAAAGTAAATTATACAAAAGATTTATAAATGAAGTTTTTGAACATAGAAAATTTATAAGTCAAAAAGAATTTTATGAACTGCTCCGGGACAAGTTCAATGTTAACACAACCTGGTATAGAGACCGAATGATTCAGCTCGGCTATATAACTCTTCACAACAAACTAATCAAGGTTGTAAAAAATGAAAATAATCAATCTTCAGAGCAATCAAGAGATAATAATACTGAAAACTAAAAATGAGTGAATCATTAAGAAATTCTGCAACTAAAATTTTGAATGCTACAAATGGTGGTTTAGACGAAATTTTAAAACTATATCCTCAAGCTTCTACAAACAAAAACTTTAGCATTCGGAGCGATGATAAGCATCCTTCAGCTTCTTTAAAATTAGTAGATGATAGATGGAGATTAACAGATTGGAGCGGTGAAATAAAAGCACAAGATTGTTTCGGGCTATATGCTTTAGAAAATAACATTGCATATTTTGAAGCTATTTTAGAAATTGGTAGAGAACTTCAGAATTCTTTTGGAACACAGATTTTCGAAGAAACAAGAGCCTTTTATAAATATGAATTTAGAGAATATGATTTAGATGATTCTCCAGTCGAACTAAATGATAAAAACTTTCATTTTGAATCGAAAGATTTTAATGAGTATGAGCTGCAAATATTAGGACCCCATGTTACTGCAGAAAACTGTTTTGAAGTTGGGCTCCAATCTTTAAAAGAATACAGTTATTTTAACGAAGAAAAGAAAAAAGTATTCAGGTTTATAGCAACTGATAAATTTCCAATACTAGCATTCGTTAATAAAGATTCTAAAATTGGTCAATGGTTAAAAATATACATGCCAAAAGGCAGTAAAAAATTATCTGATGACGGTAAAGATAGACGCTTTCGACATGTTGGGGGTCGTCCTAAAGGTTTTGTTTTTGGGTTAGAAAAAATTAGAAAAATCTATCTTGATAAATTTGAAGAAGAGAGACAGCGAATTGCAGATACTCAAAAGAAAAAAATTGAAGATGTAGATTCTAGGGATGTAAATTTCAAATTAGAAAGAATTTGTATTGCTACAGGTGGAAGCGACGGTTTGAATTTATTAAGTCTGGGCGAATTTGTTATTTGGTTTAATTCAGAAACTGAAAAAGTTGATAAATTCTTGATGAAAGAATTATTAAGCTTAGCACATGATGTTGTTTATATTCCGGATTCAGATGTCACCGGAAAGCGTGAAGGAAAGGAACTCGCGCTACAGTTCCTACCAATGAAAACCTTATGGCTTGATAAATATTTTAAATTCCCCGGACAAAAAGATGTTAAAGACTATGTTAGATCTAATCAAAGCAAAACTATTGAACAGCTCCGATATGAAATTAAAAAGATGTTAAGTCTTGCAATGCCGGCGCAGTTTTGGGAGGCTTCAGTGTCTGATAAAGGACGTGTGACCTACAATTTTCATCACATGTATGCATTTTATTTTTTGCGACTTAATGGGTTTTGTAGAATTGATGATCACTCTAGAAAAGATGGTTACTACTTTGCCCGGGTGCATGGCCATGTTGTCGAAGAATTGAAAACAACGCAGTCAATAAAAGATTTCTTTCGGAACTTTCTCCTGGAGAAGCAAGACCAACTTGGAGTGAGAGAAATCCCTTATGCTTTGCTAAATATGCTGATTACTTCTCAGAAAATCACAGACGGACATTTAGCCAATATGCACAACCGTACATTAGATTTCACAGATTTCACGCCCACAAAACAGTATTTCTTTTTAGGAAATCGAGCATTTAATGTTTCTGCAGATGGTATTAAAGAAGCCGGAACAGAACAGGAACCACATTTTGAAAATTATGTTCTGCAGTCTCAACTAATTGATAATTTAATTAAAGAAGAAACTGATCATGTAATCACAGCAAAAGAAATTAAAAACTTCAAAATCGATAATCCTTACTTCAAAATTTGGAAAACCGGAGACGGTCTCTATGATATTGAAATTTTATCAAAAGAATGTGATTTTTTAAATTATCTGATTCAGGTATCAAGAATTTATTGGGAAAAAGAAAGGACAAGTTACATCGACAATGGGTATAAAGAAGAGGTTTTCTTTGAACAAACGCTTTTCCAAATCACAAGTAAGTATTTGGATGATAACGAAAATACTGAGCAAAAACAGCATTTAATTAACAAAATTTTTGCTTTTGGTTATTCCGGACACAGATTTAAGGATCCTACAAAACCATGGGTATTATTTGCTGCAGATAATGCTGTGATTGAAGATGATGTTGCAGAAGGAGGAGCTGGTAAATCTTTGTTTTTCGAAGCAATGAGATATTTCATGAATCGTCATGACATTGATGGTAAAGGCGACATAGAAAATGATAAGTTCTTATTTGAAGGCGTGAATCAACATACTGATTTTATTCTTTTTGATGATGTTCGGAGGAATTTTAACCTGGAGAGTTTCTTTTCAGTCATCACATCTAAATTGACTGTTAATGAAAAGTTCGAGGCAAAAGTAAATCTCGCTTATAGGAACTCTCCAAAATTTGGAGTTTCAACAAATTATGCAATCAAAGATCAAAGAGGATCATCGACTCGTAGAAGATTGATTATGGGCTTTTCCGATTATTATCATGCTTCAAATGACGAAAGGGATAAGAGAGATCCAAAAGACGACTTTAACAACTCCTTATTCTTGGATTGGAAGACTGATCAGTGGTTTAAATTTTTAAATTTTGTCTTTCAATCAACAACTTTCTACATGCAACAGGATGTAAAAATAGAAGCTCCGGATGGTAACATTAAAATGAGAGCCTATTTAACAGATATGGGTCAATGGTTTAAAGAATGGGCTGATGAATTTTACCCAAATATTATTGGTCAAAAAATGATTAAGCAAGATGTTTTAGAAAAAGCAAAACTGAAGAACTTCAAGTATCTCGGAAATATGACATCCAATGCTTTCAAAAAGAAAACAAGCATTTGGTGTAAGGTTAATGGCTATCAGTTCGAAGAAAGAATTATGGAAAATCTCGACGAAAAAGATGAAAATGGAAATATTAAAATGGATATTAATGGAAAGCCTAAAAAGAAAACCACCGAGCATATTAAAATAATTGATCCTAATGCAATTGAAGAACTCACATCTTCTTTGCAAAAGAGTTTAAGATTTGATACAACTGACCCTTATGAAGTAAAATAATGAATACAAATCATGCTCAATTTCCTCCATTTAAATCTGATTTAATAAAACACTTTGGCTACCTCAGTTTTCATCTTAATCTGATCAATACTGATCTCATTGGGATAAGACTGGTTGCATCAGGAGAAATAATTGTAATCACCTATAGGGCTAACAGGAAGACTGGATTTATTTACGAAGGTGAAAAACTAAATTCACAGCAAGTCTTTCATGTCTATTGTGATGTTCCTGACACATTTAATGAGTTAGAAATTTATGAGAATCAATGTAATCAGGAAAAACAAAGAATTGAAGTTCTAGCTCCACCAAGAGATCAATATGTTTTCATTAATGAGACGGAAATTCGAAAAACCAAAATTAAAAGATTAGCTTCCACGATAATTAACCAGAAATAAAATTTTTTAGGCGATTCTCAGGCACTTTGGCTGACTCTCTGCCCTTACATACTTACAGAAAAAAATAAATAGGTCATCCCCGGGCGAAAGCACGGGGATTCCTTTTTTATATACACACGGGGAAGCGCTGCACCTCCCCCTCCTCTCCACCACTTTTTAAAATGATATTTGAAAATGTAATTCTGTAATGATATTGGCAAAGGTTTGATTATACATTTATTACACTTTTTTTTTAAAAGTGTAACTAGAAAAAGAATTACAGAATTATCTGTAATAAAATAAAGGTTTACACTTTCCAAAAAAATGGAAAATTGGCGTTACAGTTTGCTAAATCTCTCCAAACGCTTTATTGATGATGGGTTTACACAATTACAAAATTACATGTACATTTTAAGCATTATTTTTCTCAAAATTGTACTCCCACTGTAAGCAGATTTATTATTTATTTGCAGCCTATTAATCAACTGAATGCAAAAAATTACTTTCCAACTACCGGTTCCCCGGTACCTTAAAAAAATTCTAGAGATCAAATATGGAAATGAGTATCAAGCCAAAGAAACAACGCTGTTTGGAATGGTAGTGATCAACACTTTGCAAAAGAAGTCGGACCGAAAATATACGTTCGATAAAATGCAGAGTCAAAATGATTACTTCTCAATCACCCTGGGAATGGACAAGGCTCAACGAAATGGCTTCCAACATGGCCAAAAACGAGCTTTCCAATTGTCGCACCTGATTGAAAGAAATATAAGGGAGGAACTTTACAATGCATGTATTTTTAATCAGATCAATTATGGAATTGAATTTCAGACGACAATCCTTGATTTTCTTACTATGTATGACATTACCGAAGATGAATTATCCTACGAAACTCTGAGAAAAGATTTTAATCGTTACAAACTTAAAAATCTGCATAAGTTCAAATAAATTTATGTAGAAAATTGCGCCGAAAATATGGAAGAATTTAAAAATCAATCTGAGTCCTTTTTTAGAGAGGTAAGATCAATCGAAATTTACCGAGCCTCAGATGTTTCATACATCAATGTTTTTAATGGAGTTTTCCCAGATCCAATTAAAGTTCTTTATGTATTTCATTTAGTTCCGGAGAGATTATCCAGAAGTATTTCTTCAAAGAGAAGGCTGGGCAATGATTTTACTGCTGTAGATGTTAATTTTCCGCTGTTGGATTTGTCTTCAGAAAATATAAAAAAATGTGAAGAATACTTTAATCGTAAAGGATTCGCCATTATTGAAGTAACGAATGTCGATAAGATATTGTACGGAAATAGCCTGGAATCTTTGAAAATCGATTTCATTGACAATCGGTTAAATAATAATTCTGGAGACGATGAATATACCATTGCAATCTCTGGAGAGACTATTATCAAACCAAAAATTCAGAATTTGTAAACAAATACTGTCCTTTCTCAACCTTCAACATTAAAACAATTTTGTCCGTGAAATCAACAAGATGCACGGACTTAATTTTTTTAACACTCCCCTGGCAATAGATAAAAATTATCTAATGTCATTTTTAACTGAAATGATTATTGGCTTCAAAACCAATACTCTTGTTTCTGCAGAAAAAGTGCAGGAAAAATTCATCAAGTCTCTTGATCTTCAAATGAGCGCCAATTCTAATGGTGCTAGCAAATATCCAGTTGTATTTAACATTATCGGTCCGATTATAAAGTATTCAACATACAATATCCTCGGAACCTTGGACATGCAGAGTATTCTCCGAAATATTGATGCTAATCCAAACATCTCCGGAGTTCTTTTCAATATTGACTCTGGAGGCGGACAAGTTTCCGGAACTGCTGAGTTTGCAGACTTCATCAAAAATATGAAGAAACCAACCATTGCTTTCACTTCAGAAATGCAATGTTCAGCTGCTGAATGGATCGCTTCAGCTTGTGACCTAAAAATTGCCAGCCCTTTTGCGAGTCATATTGGTTCCATCGGAACTTATTTATCATTTCAGGACTTCTCAGCAATGTTCGAAAAATGGGGTGCGAAGATTTACGAAATCTACGCACCTCAATCCACAGAAAAAAACGCCGACATCAAAGAACTGATCGACGGTAACGAAGCGCCTTATAAAGAGCGCCTTAAAATAATTACAGACGAATTTATCTCGACCATCAAGGCCAATTACGGCGAAAAACTCACGGATGACGGTCATGTTTTCAAAGGAAAGACATACAACGCTACTGAGGCCCTAAAAATTGGCCTGGTCGACGAGATAATGACATTGGAACAAGCCCTTTTAAAATTTTAATTTATGAATAAACATACTGCAATTCTAGGTGTTTTAGGTCTTACTGTTTTGGAAACTCATTCCGGAATTATGTCTACTAAAGCACACGTTCGAATGACAGAGGAAGACTTAGATAAAATCGAAGCTCATCTGGAGGCCAATGATGTGAGTGGTCTTAATACTCAGATCACAAATTTGACTACAACTGTATCAGAAAATACAGCTTCTCTAGGCTCCATTAATTCTGCTATTGCTTCAGCATTTGAAACTAATGGATTGGAGCTTCCTGAAGGAACTTCTGCTGCTGACGCAATCGCCACACTTTCTACTAAGTGTAAAGAATATGGTGAAAAAACCAACACTCACTCATTCATTAAAAATGATGGAAAAGATAATGAGACTTTGTTGGAAGGTTACATGGATCCAAACGCCGAACACAATCAATTACTAACAAAATTATTTTCTTAAAAATGAAAATTGACGAAATCAAAATCGAAGTTTGGAGATATCTATTAAAGAATCCAAAAGTTTTACAAGCGGCCGTATTGTCGTCTTCAATCGCTCTTAATGCCCATGCAACCACGATCACAAAAGTAAGAGGTGAATATCCTTCTCTACACTCATTAATCGGACATGTTGTTCAAGGTTTTGACTCTAAAAAAGTAACTCCATTCGGAGAAGTACAGTTTAGAAAAAAAACTATGAAGAATTACCATCAAAAATTTGACTTCAGGTTAAATCCCGCCGAAATCATTGGTACGGTTCTTCAGGAAATGTACGATGAAACAAAAAGTTTGAAAGACAAATCAATTTCAAAACTTTCAATTGATTTGTTATTAAGCAAAATCATTGATGATGTGAACATTCTTTCGGTACAAGGAGTTTACAACGCTGCAAAAGTAGGACTTAACAGTCCTGAATTTGGTTTTTCTATGGATGGTCTTAATGAGATTATCAGAAAGCTTTTGCTAAACACTGAAAACCCGGCTTTCCTTATTCCTGGAGACGCGATCACTCAATCAAACATTGTTGATGTATTTACCAAATACGAAAGAGGTCTTCCAGAATTGATGAAATCTAAAGTGAAGAAAATTTTCACGTCTGTCACTGACGCTGAAGATTATGCGATTGCTTATGAAGATCAATTTGGTAAAAATACTATTTACAAAGATGGCGATAAGTTAGTTACCAGACTTGGAAAAAGAGAAATCGTAGGAATCGACGGTTTAACAAGAGGTACTATCATTTCTACTGTTGACAATGGTTTTGTAAAAATGGTAGATGCTATCGATAACCCTGCCACTATCACTTCTGTTCAGGAATCAGGAAGAGAATTAGATATTCTAGGAGAATTCACTTTAGGATATGACTTCGCAATTAATGAGCTTACGTACGTCCACACTCCAGATGCAACCAAAAACAGAGGTCTAAGGGAGGCAGAATTGAATAAGTTGTATTACCCATCAGAAAAAGGTTTAGTCGCTTAATAAAATTATATGTCTGAAAAAAATAAAAAAGTTCCTTTTGCTGAATTACCAGCAGAGGAGCTTCAGAAAGTAGCAATTGAGCTGCAGGAAAAAGAAATTCAACTTCAAGAAAAAGAAAAGTCTTTAGAAAAAAAAGACAATGATCTTGACGAACTGATGAAAAAAAACTTGGAGATGGCCGGAAATCTAGTAGAGAAAAGAGCTAATCTCGAAAAAAGAGAAGCTGCTGTTGCAAAAAAAGAAGCTTCTCCTAAAAGTTCAAAACCCGAACCAGGGTTAGAATTTGAATTCGATGGAGGCAATTATCAATTTAGTGATGATGCGCCTAAAACAATCTCAATTAACGGTAAAGGTTACACTCAAGAAGAAATTGCTGCAGATGAAAATCTAGCACTTGCTTTAATTGGAGGTAATAGTGGTTTAATCATAAAAAAATAAAACAATGCCAGAAGAATTAGATGAATGTTCTTTCAAAACTGTAAGAACCGAAAACATGGGTTATTGCCCAAATCAAGAAGTTGTAGGAGGTGTAAAAGCTGACTTCTATTATATTCCCATGGATCAGCTTAAAACTGTTACCAAACCTGTTGTTACTGTTAATACTTCTTACGAAGCAGGTGTAACACTTTTAGCTTTAGTTCCAGAGACTGACAAAGGATTCAAAAAAACCACCTGTATGATCGATGAAAATGAATTGAAAAACAATTTAGTCGGAACAGTAGGAAATATGAAAGACCAAGCTCAATTTGACGGAATGCTTCCCAACTTCATTAAAAAGAATGTTGGTTTCATTAAAAGACACAAAAACACTCCTATGTGTTATGTTGTAGTTGACAGTACAGGTCAGAAATGGGTTGTTCTGGATGCTTACATGACTAAAGCCGATGCTACAACTGCAAAAAAATATGAGGAAAATGCAGGTACAGCCTTTAACGTTACAGCTCGTAGCGGGCTGTATGCTTTTGACGGTGAAATTGTAGTAATTCCAGATACAGCTCCAACGCCGCAAACTCCTTAGCAAATGATTGCAAATGATAATTTTTTATTAACTGTTGCTGTTGGATCCATCATCATTGGATCCAACAACTCTCAGACGAAAATCACCGAAGTTCCAGTTAATGCTTTACAGCTTTGGGAAAATGGTAATCATGCGCTTTGCTTGAGGAAAAAAGGTATAGAACTGCTAAAAGATTATCCGAAGGAAAGAATTCAAAAATTAATTGAAATCAGAACTCCAATAAATTTCAAAGCAGAATTAGAGCTTTTAAAATCTTTGTTGAAAGCCAATGTAAAAAAAAACGCAGCGGATAAGCCGACAGTTACAAAATAAGATCAAAGCTCCTAGAAATAGGAGCTTTTTTATAAATGGAAAAGCATATACTTAATTTAGAGATTTATCTTACTTACGGAGGAGATTCAAAACTGGCGATAAGATATAAAGCTCCTACTTTAGAAAACCGGGCAAAGATTGCGTACCTAATTTCTCGGCTTCCGAAAACAGTTACTCCAGAAGTTTCTGAAAATTCTCCAATAACTTCTCCAGGAGAAAAGAAAGAAATACTTAAAAGAGAAAGACCAAAATTTATCGGTGTTATTGCACAGTATCCTCAGGAACTGCATAAAACTTATCAGCAAGTAGATTCTTTATGGTTTGAGTTCTGTGAGCTCAAGCTTGAACTTAACTCAGTTCCTGCAGATCAGAATGAAGATGCCTATGATCTGCAGAAAGACATTTTATCAGTGATGGAAAAATTCGATAGTCAGAAGAAAGTTTTAGATTATTATCTTGAGCATAAGCGAGTTTTACCGTTGGCTAGCAAGAAAGATTTTTCAAATATGAATATACTGCAGCTAGACCAAAAGTTTAAAAATCTTGAATCTCTTATCTGCAGAAGGAAACAAACCATTGTAAAAATGCAGAACGAATTACCTCCGGATGATGATCAGAATTATAGAAAAAAAGCTGCTGCAGTTCAGAGAAAAATTGAGCAGCTTCAGGAATATATTCTAGACCAGGAAAAGATTCAGGAATTGTTGTCTGATTAGCGGACAATTATTTTATTTGTTCCCATGAAAAAAGAAATACAAACTTTTTTAGAAATGTTAGGAGCTCATGTGAGTGATCATAGTCCTGAGATATACAGTTTCGTAGGTCAGAGAGAGATAGATGTTTATTTCGCTTTTTTTGAAGATAAATTATTCATCGACCTACAATACAACCCTCTTACTGAAAGACTTTATGACGGTAAAACGCCCAGTCTTAAGAAGTTTAAAAAAATAATTTCTGGTTCAAAACTCAATTATTTACTTGAACATTATTTAAAAAGAGATGAAAAAATTCTACAGTAGGAGACGATTAAAAAAAATGATTCGGTTAAGCCGGCGAAACGAAACTTCAGTGAGATTAATTATTATGCAAAAATTGATTGATATGATACAGGACGATTTTAATAAAATGTATGAGCTAACAAGATACAGCATTCATCAATATGACAAACAAAAAAAGGATCAGTAAACTTCTGAAGAAAAAATACAGACCTTCAGAAAGACCTAGAAAAGTAAAATATTTCAAAGATTTTAAATTTGGAATCGACTTTGGCAGCTTGAATTCCGATATGGCAGCGGCTTTTAATCAGCTTGCAGAGGTTGCGGCCGAGTTTACGACAATTGATTTACGTGGTTGGCAACCGCCGGTTATCCATCCAATCAAACCACCTTCTCCAATCTATATGCGGAATCCTTTTCTAGTTTACCCCGATAAACCAGAACCAACGCTTCCAGAGTTGAAAAGAAGAGTTGACGATTTAGAATATATATTAAAAAATACACGAGTTGGCACTGAAAGATGGTTAGAAAATTTAAGGCGATTACGAAAAGCAAGAATAGACTTTGAATCAATGTGGGAAAAGAAAGGAAAACCAGGAATAGCAGAAATGCTGAAAGATGTAACTGATAAGTTCGTAACCGATCTAGAGAGGTATAGATCAAAAATATTTGAATATAATTTTGAAAAAGAATATCTCAGTAGGCCGATACCAAAAAAACCTATAGTCGATATGCTGGAAAATTCTTTATTGAAAACAAAACAATATCGTGACTGGCGATATCCACGAAACATTTTTAAAGAAGGTCTAACAACTTTTGAAAAAAAAGGTGAAACGATGTCCGGGGATATTATCTACACTTGTAAATTAACTGAAGACGGTTTTCGTTATGAGATTGATTTTATAAATAAAATTCATCACACCGAAATAATTGGTGAACGGCGAATACGACTTCCAAAATATAAAGCATTTTGGTAAAACAGACTCTCAGCAATTGTTGAGAGTTTTTTTGTCCTTTACTCAGAGTGCTGATCTCACTTCATTTGAACAAATTCTCTAGGAGGAAAAAACGTCCTCCGCAAAATTCAAAAATCTCACCTTTCAAATATTGGATACAAAGACCCCATGCGGAGGACTATAAAAAGTCTTCTGTTTGGGGTTTTTGTGTATTTGAAAAGTGAGATGAGCAAATTTAGTTATAAAATGAGAACTGACAAGTTAAGTGATGAAAAAATTATTTCATCCCCGTTAGAATGGTACACCGTGCAAAGGAAGGTGTCCGAATTAATCCCTTGTGATTTTAATCCAAGGCAAATATCTGAAGAGGAATTATTACGGCTTAAAAAAAGCCTGGAGAAATTTAACCTGGTTGAAATACCGGTGATTGATTTCGATAATGTTTTACTTGCCGGACATCAGCGAGTCGCTGCTTTATTTATCCTGGAAAGAGGCGAAGAGCTGATCGATGTGAGAGTTCCAAACCGGAAATTATCTGAAGAGGAATTCAAAGAATACATGCTGAGATCAAATATTCACAATGGTGAATTCGACTGGAGTAAGATCGAAGAGTTTTTCCAGGATATTGATCTGGAAGATATCGGTATGGATTTAGGAGCATTTGAAGAATTTTTGAAAGACAATGCATTTGTTCCGGATGAAGAGGAACAAGACTTTAATCCGGAACCACCTGCAGTTCCCAAAACCGTGGAAGGTGATGTTTATGAACTTATATCGGTTCAGAAAGGAATAAAACATATTTTTACTTGTGGAGATTCTACACTTTCAGAAAATTACAAAAAGATTTTAGGTGAAGACAAATTCAACCTAATCGTTACAGACCCGCCTTACAACGTAAACTACGAAGGTGGAACAAAGGATAAATTGAAGATAAAAAATGATAATATGTCGAACGATGAGTTCTTCAGTTTCTTATATCTTTTCTATCAGGAATGTTTTATTAACGCCGAGCTTGGAGCACCAATTTATGTATTTCATGCAGATTCTGAAGGTGCTAATTTCCGAAATGCCCTGAAGCAATCCGGATATAAATTATCTCAATGCTTGATTTGGGCAAAGAATTCAATTGTGATGGGTCGTCAGGATTATCACTGGAAGCATGAGCCGATTCTGTACGGTTGGAAAGAAGGCGCTTCGCATCCATGGTTTTCGGACCGAAAACAATCCACAATCTTAGAATTTAACAAGCCGCTGCGCAATGCCGATCATCCAACAATGAAGCCTTTGGATATCGTGAGCTACCTGATTAAAAATTCATCAAAACAAAAGGATATCGTCGGAGATTCTTTCCTTGGATCCGGATCAACTTTGATCGCATGTGAAATGACCTGGAGACAATGCCGCGGAATTGAGTTGGATCCAAGGTTCGCAGATGTGATCGCCCGTCGTTGGATCCAGTACATGAAAGATAACAACCTTGCGTATGAAATCAGAAGAAATGGTGCAAAGCTCACAAATGAGCAAATTGACGAATTATTGACTCAGATAGTAGCAGAATAACTTGCTTCTGCACCTTATTTTATTTATCTTAGACATGGTCTTTAAGACAATCCGAAGCCTGACATTAGTCAGGCTTTTTTATTGAAAATAAAGCACTTATGACTTGCGTGTTTGACGGTTTAGAGCGTACTTAGACTTGTAAATAATTAGAAAACAATACGATATGACACGCGAAGAAATTTTAAACAGCAACTGGACAAAAACGAAAAAAGGAGAAGCATTATTCGACTTAGGCTTCACCAGACTTCAGGTCGCTGATTTAATTTGTAACGGTAACAGAGGCTTTTCTTACAACATCTGGAAAAAATGGAACGAAGCAAGAACCGCCAACCCACAACCAAGTGCACCGATAAATTTTGAATTTGAATTTACAAGAAAATTCGGAGTAGAAATAGAATTTTTCGGGGCAAATCCAAGCCTAACGCAAAACTTTAGAAATTCAGGCCTTGAAGCAAGAACCGAAAGCTACAACCACTCAAGCAGACCACACTGGAAATTTGTATCGGACGCTTCAATAAGAGGAATCAACGCTCAAGAAATGGTAAGCCCAATTTTACAAGGAAAAGAAGGCCTATCGGATTTTAGAAAAGCCTGCAAAGCCTTGAGACAAAGCAACGCTCAAGTAAATACAACCTGCGGAGTTCACGTTCACCTTGACGCAAATGATTACTCAATAGAAAATTTCAGAACACTTGTAAAAAATCAATTTTTCATTGAGGAGCAAATAGACAAAATAATGCCATCAAGCAGAAGAGCAAACGCCAATAGATACTGCAAAGGATTTAAAAGCCTTGGAAGAACAACGCTTTTTGCAAAAATAGACAACTGCCAAACGGTAAATCAAATGGCTCAATATTTCGGAAGCAGATACTATAAATTAAATTTACAAAGCTTTCAAAGACACGGAACGGTAGAATTTAGACAGCACGGTGCGAGCACTAATTTTTTGAAAATAAAAAATTGGATTTTGATTTGCGCTAGGCTTGTAGAATTTTCTAAGCAAAATATTTTAATAACCGACTTAAACCAAATACTAGATGAAAATTTACAGGAATTTTTCGAAGACAGAGAGCTTTCGCTTGCATAGTAAAAATGATTACCTTTACCCTCAGATTATGAGGGTAAAGATTATCACTGACGACAAAGAATTTACGGCAATATCAAATTATGATATCGTGCTTTTTCTTTGGCAGAATTCATTTCAAAAAGAAAAAACGATTGAAGAATTTATGGTTAATTATTCCCGTCGAGCAGTTTTGACAAATGATGAAAATATCAGAGCAAATTCGGTCACAGATTTTGTAGAGGATTTGATAAAAGAAAATCACATAAAAATTACCGAAACGGCTGGTCTTAACTAGAAGAGACCATGTCTAAGATAACACTATAAATTTGCAGTTGCAAGTTTAAATTCAATTATTTACACGCTGAAGCCTGACTCTTGTCAGGCTTTTTTATGTCCTTTAATTACCTGATTTGCGATGATATTTTCGCTGTCATGGATATTGTAAAATTTACCAAAGACAACACGTTTCAGAGAATTAAAGCCTGGTACATCGATGAAGATTCGGTGGAACTGACACCTGAAGAAATTCTCCGTAAAGACAGACTCGTCCACATCTGGAGTCTCCGACTTAATAATAAATATTCTCCGGCGCAATCTGTAAAGATTCTAATTCGCGACCACAATATATCACAGGCCACCGCTTATAGAGATTATTCTCTGGCAATGGAGCTATTTGGGTCGATTGATCAAATAAATCTCGCTGCAGAAAGAATGGTACTAGTAGAGAATTACTGGAATCTCTACCAGATGGCCTTAAAGAAAGGAAACGAAGAATCTGCACGAAAAGCCTTGGATTCTTACACCGCCCTATTCGACTTTGATCACAAAGAATCAACTGTTGATCCTAAAAAACTTGAAGCTTCAGTTTACAAACTTAATCTTCCAAGAGGTGCTAATAACATGCTTAAATCAATGTTTGAAGGTGGCGTTGTCGATTTTAACAAAATCGGAGCTGAAGATGTTTCCTGGAAGGAAGTTGATGAAAATGTAGAAGAGGCGGAGGACGATGAGTAATTTTTCAAAATACAATCTTCCGATTCGAGAAATTGAACTGAACCTCATGCAGGTTGCAGTTGATTTTGCAATTAATACGGTTAAGATTCCCAATATTACCGTCAAGGCAGCCAGGGGAACCGGAAAGTCTACAATTCTAGGCGATGCAATCATGACAGCTGTAAAATGGCTTCCTAGATCAACCGGCGTAATTGTAGGTGAAACCTTCGTTCAAATCAAGACAAGAACTCTTCCATCGACGAAAGAAGGGATGGAAATGTTCGGACTCTATGAGGGGATCGATTATGTTGTGGGGAAATGTGGTAAAGATTTAGGCTTCGAGATGCCTTTCCAAGCCCCGGACTCTTGGGGTAATGTTATTCACTTCAGCAACGGTACAATTGCAGTTATGGTGTCGCTCGATAACAAAGATTCTGGTCGTGGTATTAATGCTTATTGGGTGATTGGAGATGAAGCAGCGCTATTAACTTATGAGCGTCTCTACAACAACGTTATTACGACTAACAGAGCGAAGAAAGCAATTTTTAAAAACAGACCGATGTTGCACGCTCAAATCTTTGTAACATCGGTTCCGATGACAAAAAAAGGTGAATGGATTCATCATAGAGAAAAGCTTCACTTGGAGGAAGTGAGAAACAAAGTTCCGGTGCATTTGAAAAAACATTTGTTCATCAAAGCAAATGCTTATGTGAATGCTCACAACCTGAAGGACGGATGGATTAATGATATGGAGAAGGAAGCTTTATCCAAGACATTGTTTAATGCCGAGATTCTAAATATTGATCCTATTGGAGTCCAGGACGGATTCTATGCTCAGCTGAAGCCATCGCTGCACTATTATAATTACAAATATAATATTGAGATGGTTGGCTTGGAACTTAACGAAACATTCAAGCCGAGCTGTAAGTATGATGAAGATCTTGTACGTGGACAACCTCTCCAGGTCAATCTTGACTTTGGTGGAAAAATCAACTGTCTGACCGTATCTCAGTACCTGAAGTCTCAGAACAAAGTAAACTTTATTAAAGAATTCTTCCGGAAGAATCCTGATATTCTGGATGAATTGGTACAGGACTTCATTGACTACTACGAGCCACACAAGGCCAGCTCTAATGAGATTCATTTGTATTATGATAAGTATGGAAATAAGAAGGAAGCTAACTCAAAGACCACATTGGCCGAGGATGTTATGAATAAGCTACGAAAGGCCGGATGGAAGGTTATCAATAAGACTCCTAATACCAACAACCCAGCTCATGCAGATAAATATAAGCTTATCAACGCAATCTTATCTGAAACTAATATAATGCTACCATCTGTAAGAATAAATAGTGATAACTGTCCTAACCTGATTATATCAATGGAGAATGCACCTCTGAAAGGTAATGATGCATTTGAAAAAGATAAAGGTTCTGAGCGAAGTACAACTACGCTTCAGGAACATGCAACTCACTTCAGTGATACACTTGACTACTGTCTGTTCTGGCAGTTCTGGCATCTCATCAATCTGCGAAGGCAGTCATCATTCCCCATTACCAACCTGGTACTGAAATAAGCCTGCATAATGCAGGTTTTTTTGTGTCTCCGACATCAATGTCGAGGACATCCCCTCCTAGGGGTTCGAATTCAATGCAACCCAAACCATGGTTTTTGGCAAAAACGCCCCCACACGCTCTGTGAGGGCGTTTTTCAAGATTTTACCCTGGCATATTTCGTAAAAATCGAAAACTGCAATTGTAGAAAGGCATAAGGCGACTGTGTGGGTCAACCTCATTCAGTGAGAAAAAGCATTGAGAATGCCCCCTCAAAATTTTGCTAAAAAATTGAATTATTGATACTTAAAAAAAATTACCATGAGAAACCCAGGTGTAAATTCTCACTTTTAAATAGTGTCCTTTATTTCATCAGGTGTCAGGTTGATATTCGCAGTATGCAAAATGAGATGCTTTTGAGTGATGTTCTCAAGGAAATGAGGAGATTGGATGAACATAAAAATCCAGTTCCTTTTGATATTACTATCAGAACTTACAACAGTCAAAATAAATCCGGCGGTCGATTGGTCACTTATGAAAATGCAGTACTAATGCAACCACCGAAAAAGCCCGGACTTATTCGCTTATCGCAAAAAATTGATTTTAAAAATCCTAATCATTTTGCCAACCGTACCCGGAATCTTAAAACGAATGAAGGTATAAAGAAAATTCACATTTTATTCATCATTAAATTCAACGGCGTTGATGTCGTTTAGACTATGAAAATTTCTCAGGGAATTTATTCCGTTGGAGGGCGCTCTAATCAGACAGCAATTTTTTTTAATAAGGTCAAAGGCGAACCACAACACTCAAATTTAAAAATCACCAATACAGAAACCCTTATTGATAATAAGTGGTTGCCTTGGGGTGATAATAATTTGTATCCTCAAGAGTTCGCAGCCAAATTAAAAATGACCGGTGTTGCAGTTGGTGGTCTTGAAGTTCTCACAGCTGCTCACTTTGGAACTGGGTTTCGTCTTTACCAAGGTCAGGAAACTGAGGAGGCGATAATCTTTAAAGAAAGATTAGTGAGCTCTTTTCCGGATATTGCCGCTTTCTACTACCGTACAAAATTCGACATATTTAATTCTGAAATTATCACAGATTTTGAAACTTTCAGAGTCGCTTTTCCTGAATACCTACTTTCGCCTAATGGAGATAAAATAATTTCTGTTAGACGATTAAAAGCAGCCGAATGTCGTTTTGAAGTTCCTGATAAAAATGGGATTATCAATAATATCGGTGTTAATACCGACTGGGGAAATTATAAGACAGAAAATACTGCAGTAATTCCATGTTTTGGAGCTAACATACCTATCGAGGAAGTCAAAGCTTACTGTAAAGAAAAAGGAATTGTTCGATTCACAATTCCGGTTATTGATACTCTTCTTATTGAAAAATCTTATCCGTCCGTTGGGTGGCATGCCTCATTTAAAAACGGATGGGTTGATGTAGTTCTGGCGATTCCGGCTTTTAAAAAAGCAATGTTTGAGCAGCAGCTCAGTGTAAAATATCTGATTCATATTGCTGATGATTATTTCAAACATATCTATCAGGAAGATTGGGACGCCTTTTCACCACTGGAAAAACAGGCGAAACGTACTCAATTGGTCGATCTTATTGATTCGGAATTGAAGGGTTCTAAAGGTGGTGGAAAGTCTATTATCTCGCCATTCTTCCGAGATGAAAATGGAAAAGAAATCAAGGGTATTCAGATCGATGAGATTAAGCAGCCTCAAGGTAACGGTGATTTCCTTCTTGATAGTTCTGCAGCTAATTACGAGCTTCTAACCGCAATGGGTGTTGATCCATGTCTGATTACCGGTGGAGCTTTCGGAGGAAAAACATTATCCGGTTCCGGATCCGACAAGCGTGAAGCCTGGACAATTCTTTGCGCAAAACTTCCAATCAAACAAATTAGAACTCTTCAGATCTTTGAAAATATTAAGTTCTGGAATTCTTGGGATCCTACTGTTTTTGGAAAATTTCCAAATATAAATCTTACAACCTTGGACAAAAATAAAAACGGTCAAGAAAAAGTAGTTAATTAACAAAAAAACTTATGCAGAAAACTGCGCCGAAAATATGGAACATTATATAACCCCAGAAAATATAAATGAGTATCTGATTTTACCACAAAATTTTGACTGGGATCTAGTTGATCAAGAACTTGGATTCGGAGAAATTTTTGAGTTTATTCCTATGCAAATTTATCTAGAGCTTAAAGATTCAGAAGTTGCTGGAGAAGTTGAAATTTTTAGATTATTAACGAAAGCTGCTACTCACTACTCTTTCGCATTATCTATTCCAAAAATAAAAGTGCATATCACAAATTATGGTGTACAGCAAGTTAATGAAGATAAAACAAAAACAGCACCATGGTGGGACGTTCGTGATTTAGGGCTGTCATTACTGAAATTTGCCGACAAATTATTTTCTGAAGCAATCACCAAACTTTCATTTTTAGAAGCCTTAAAAGAAAGGATTCCATTTTTTGAGAATGTTTCTGGAGATATTAAAACTCCGGATGAATTTGAAAAGATTTATTCGATAAAAAATTCTCCAAAAGTTTTTTCATTACTGCAGAGTTTTTTGGAACAAGCTTATGCCCTCAATATTTTAGATAAAATTCAGCCAGATTGTTTAGATCAGATTAAAACAAAACCTAATCTTTACAAAATTTTAAAACAAGCGAATGTTTATTATTCGCTTTACTACGCCTCGCTACTACCAAATTTCGTTTTTCTTCAAAATGCTGTAGCAATACAATACGAGGAACTTCCGTGGCAAAAATCACAAGTTCTAAGCTTTGATGAGAAAGCGATGTCCGGAAAACAATTTCTGAAACTTGGAGACTCGACTGTAAAGGTTATTACTGATTATATAAAAACTCATATTGATGAATTCCCTTGTTATTCAGGTCCTATTCCAGATCGACAAATTCAGGCAAAAGCTTCAGGAATTTATTTAACATAAAACGTCCTTCTGAACAAATTTCTATAGAGGTTATTTTGTGAAATAATAAAAACTTTCGAAGGAATGAATATACAGAGTGTCAATGTTTATCCAAGTATGGAATATTATTCTGGGCTAAAAACAAAATTGTACTACGCTCCAGCATCATTTTTTCTCACAATTGATCTGCCAACTTCAAAAAATACATATCAAGAAGTAGTCACGATCAATAATGATATTAAGTTTAAAAGTGGTTCTTGGGAAAGTTTTGATATTCTTATTGATGAAAATGAATTGAAAGTTTTGCTTTCAGGAGCTTCTGGAAAAAAAAAAATAAAATCGGAATTGAGCATTTATATACTTGGTATGCGTCCTGAAATTTTAGGGTTTCTATCACTGCATTCTCAAACACCCTTTGTTTTTGCTTTTATTGATTCAAACGGCAATAACTGGATTCTAGGTAACTTAAGAAATAGAGCATTTCTTCAAGAAGCAGAAATTTCTTCAGGAAAAAAATATGAGGACTTATCTGGTGCGGCTGTTAAAATATCAAGTAATTCACAACTCTATTACTACCCAAAATCTATTAAAGAAATTGAGATTGGGGGATTTACAAAAGGGTTTTCAATAGGATTTAAAAGTTAATTTATGACTGAATTAGATAAGATATATGAGCTTATTCCCGATAATACGGAAGGAGCGGTTTCTGAAAAAGATTTGAGAGACTCTTTTAAAATTTCCTTTGATTATTTTGATAATTTAAATGAAACTAAAGTCGATGGAACGATGAAGGATTTTTTGGATGTATTCCAGGATGCAACAGATTCTGAAAAAGCGCAATTTAAAGACATTATTGGCATTGATGGAAATTTTAATGAAGCTAAAGGTTTCGATTTAACACTTATAGATTAGATTGATATGGCAAACACAAGAGTAGAAGCAGGAAGATTAATTGAAAATAGCGGATTTTTTAAATCCGTTGCAGTATTTGATACTGCAATAACTTCTGTAAGTGGTAATTTATATTTAGGCTTGTCAAATATAGCTTCTGCACCTAGTAGTTCAGATATCGTTTGGGGGCCTGCGCAGCCAATAACTGGTTTTGTGAATGGTCCTACTAATTATGCTTATTCAGGCGCAGATATTCCATGGGCAGATGCTTGGAATAAATATATATTTATTCGTTTTGATGGAATTATAGATGGCACTGCAGTAGATTCTAAACATGGATTTAATTTTGTAGGAAATGAAATAAAAGCTCCTCATGATAGACTTGCATCAAATTTAGGCAACGGATTATTCAAAGTTCCCATAGATTTTGAAGCTCAAATTTTTAATCCCGGTAACTTATTAAGCTATTCTTTTGTGTCTCGATTAGAGTGGCGTATTACCTACTATGATGGTGACGTACTTCATAATGTTACTAGGGTAATTAATCGAGGTCAGAATAACACAGATTACATGAATTTTCAAACAACGGATTACAATATAGTAATCAAGAAAATTGAAAGTGTAATTGTTGGTCCTTCAAATGAAGAAACGAAATTTGTTTATAATAAGAATTTTATAATATTAAAAAATCCAATTAAAGACATAGCGCTTTTGAATATTAAAAACTTATCATTATCAGGTGTTCATGGATCAACATTATTTAATGGATTTATATTTGGCAGTGCAAGAAATAAGGATGCTACAAATAATAATATTGTCAAGATATCTGCTACTGATTCAAGTAATATTACTTATTTAAGCCTTTTAGATACCGCAGGGGCTATAGCATATGGATTTGATCAAATAATCGAATGCTCAGGCTATCTATACGCTCTGGGTTCAAATGAACTTTTCCAGATTAATCCTACTACTTTAGAATATAGAAGTTTCAAGTTTACAGCATTTGGAAGTATTGCATTAAGCCCAATTTTAGGAGATCAGGAGTTCCTATATGTAGTAAGTACTACTAAAATTTGTAAAATAAGAGCGACTGATTTACAAAATTCTTTACCTGGTGTGACTGATATTATGCCGTATATTCTTTACAGCACATCATTAAGTCCGGCAATACCGGGAACACCCAACAACTATATTCACTCGGGCGTTGTTGATGATAGTCATGTTTTTATAGCGACAACAAGTGGATCCTCTAATAATCCATATAGTTTTGCTAAAATACTTAAAAGTAATTTAAGTATTTTAGGATCTGTTCAAGTGCCAAAAGCAACTGATGACATGACGCAAAACACAGAATTTTGTTATTTGGGAATTGAGTTAGGTCCTTCTGATACTGTTGGAATTGGTTATGGAACTTATGCTGTGAGAAAATCTAATTTAGAAGTACTACCATTGGGTGCGTTATCGCTGCAGGATTATGGTTCATACCCCCAAACTATAGTATCGTATGCTTCTTTATTTTTTGGTGATTTCTTATTTGACTTTAAAGTAAATCGGAAAATTTATCAATTGAATACTTTAACAACAAGTGACTGGACTTCCGAGAAACCAGGTATGGCGACCATTCAGCAGTATAATTATAATGCTGAGGGCATTATGAATGAGGTTTTGTTTGATCCGGACACGCAAACTTTTCATGCTTTTTTTTGGAAAAATAACGGAATAGCACGTTCTGATTATGCGACTTTCAAGATACCTGATTTAATAATTTTCACAAATCCCGTAATTGTAAGTTTGCCAATAACAACTTTAGATAATAATAATAATTATATTTTGAACGCAAGTATTACATCTTCAGGAGGTACACCGGTCACGGAAGCATACTTTGAAATTTTGGACCTTCAAAATAATCAAATTGAAACGATTCCTGTGTTCACTTCAAATGGTGCTAAATCAACCCCATATTCAAGTCAAACATCATTTAGATATAGATTTGTTGCAAAAAATTTGAAAGGAACTTCTACAACAGCAACTCAAACTGTTGTAATTGTGATTACTGAAATATACAAATTTGCAGGTACTGTTTTTTACGACGAATTACCCGCTTCAGGTGTGTCATTATTCTTAGTTGAAAAAAATAAAGATACTATTTTAAACACAACATTAACTTCACTTGATGGTGCCTATGAATTTTCAAACTTGGAAAAAGATAAGGATTATGCAATTTTTGGCTATAGAGGTAGTCAAAGAATCATAACGAAAATAAAAAAGCCTTTTTTGTCGTAAATAAACCTTGAAAGCAATAATAATGATATTGGCGGTCCTGCTTAAAACCAGGAGAAAGAAACTATTAGAAAACAATTTAAATTTTACTCTTTAAGGTAATGAAAACAATAAACTACTTTCTTCAACTCATGGGATTCCTGAATATTGAAGATTTTTTCGGAAAGTACCATCCGTTATTCGGAAGTATTTTTGCGAGCTCTCTTACTTTCGGAATTTTCTCCGGATTTATAGAAACTCACAGTGGAATTTCAATGTTACTGTGGGTTTTCTTTGCAGCGGGAACTGTTGTGGATCTACTTGTGGGTCTTTATGCAAATCTCGTCTACCTGGACCGAAAATTTGAAAGTGATAGGTTCTTCAGGGGAATCTTCAAACCTTTTGTGATGTTCACTGTTATTTTCCTAACAAACACTTTTAAAAGAGGTCTTGAAACGTCGAATATTGCTCCTGAATGGATAAAGGATATGACCGTCGGAACAGTAGCTACAATTCACTATTCTTTTGTCTTAACAATTGGAATCTTTATTCTTCTGAGCATTGCCGAAAATATGGCAAAAATGGAGATAAGAGCAGCTGTCACTTTTACAAAAATTTTAAACATGAAAATTAAAAAAATCGAAAAATTAAATGATGAAAACGATCTTAATAACGCTGCTTAGTTTATTACTCATCTCATGCGGTTCTGTAACAAAAAACAAATATAAAAACTCTGAAGAATTATCAGGAAAAACTATTCTGCAAAAAGATGAAAATTTATCTACAGCAACTCAATCTTTTGAAAATGGTTCTGTAAGAATTGAAAATAGTGGGTATAAAATTGCTGTAAAACCAATAGCCGGGCAAAACTCGTTTTTCAATTTTACGTCTCCAGATGGTCAGGTTTTTAAAGGCGAAACCAACGCAGAACTCAATTTTGAAAAAGTTGCGGAGAAAAAAGAAATTAGGATTGAAAAAATTTTTTTCTCTCAAATAATTTACAAAAGCCAAACGACCTATAAAAGCCATACAACTTACAAAACTGTAACGAAACATTCTGAAAAAGTGAAAATTTACAGTTCTTGGTACCTATTTTTAATTGCAGGTTTTTTACTCTCCTACTTATTAAAGTTATTTTGGAGTTGGGTTAAAAAAAGCAATTGGTTCACAATTATTTACAACCGTTTAAGTTTAAAAAATAAAACCGAATTTTAAAAACAACTATGATACAATTTTCTCCGTTAAGAACTTACCTTTCTGCAGGTCATAATAATGCAGATCCTGGAGCTGTAGCAAATGGCTACAAAGAAGCTGATATCACCAAGATTATTCGTGATTCTATTGTCGATCAAAGCGATGATAAAAATATTGTTTTAGATAAAGATTGGGAAACGAACAAACAATATCAGACTAGAATCAAGCCGGCTTCAGGATCGGTCGTTTTTGATATTCATTTGAACGCTGCAGTAAGTAGCACAACTCGTGGAGTTGAGTGTTATGTTAACAAAAAAGATTTTGAAAATAAGAATTCAAATTCATATAAGATGGCCAACGAGGTCAACGAATTTTTAAGTCAAACATTAGGAATTAAAAACAGAGGTGTAAAACCTGAAAATAATTCTCAGCATTCTCGTATTGGAATTCTCAATCTTGGATCTGGAATATCGGTTCTTGTAGAAGTTGATTTCATTACCGGAACCGGAGCTGTTGAAAGTATTCTTACAAATAAAGATATTATCGGGAATGGATTATCTAAAATTTTAAAGAAATTCGACGATTTAGTTTAAAACTAAAATAGGTATCAATTAATTTGATACCTATTTTTAGTAAATGATTTAAAAAAATTAAATCTACTCTTTTAAATGTCCGACTTTTACAGCAATAAATATAAAGAAAACTAACAAGAAACTACATAATAATACTCCTTCAGTAGCTGCGATATTCAAATATGCATTCCGTTTGAATTTTTCCTGTGTTTTATTAAATTCAATTTGATGCTTCTTATCCGCTTTTCGTTTTTGTAGATCTTTCAATAGTCTTTTATTACTGATTATAACAAAATCATTCATCTTCTTAGAGCTGAAAATATAATCATTTATTATGTTATTTATAGTTTTATCAACAATTGGATTTTCCTTAAGACTGCTTAAAATCTGTTTTTCCAATTTAAGAGCATCCTCAAGCTGTTTGTCCTCCTCCATTTTGTAGTCAGCAACAATTGCTGAATTTAATCCCGAATCAAGCAAATTTTGTTTGAAAAATTTATTCGCTTTCTCTCTATCAACAGATGTTAAAGTAAATGCATTATCTTGTTCAAACCTTTGTGATAATGAAATAATAAATTCTAATCTATTAGCAAAATTGTCAAACGTATTATCACCTGCCTCAAAATGATCACTAATTTTTGACATTTGGTCTATCTCTTTTTCTATATTCTCAATATGTTCAGCAAATTCATTTTCGATTTTCTGCTTTTCTGGAAAACTATCAAAAAGTATATATCCACCTAATGTAATTAATGCCCCGACTAAGGCTCCAATAATAGTTTTCGTAACGGTCTTTCCAATGTTGTCTTTATAAAGTTGTAAAAATGTACTCATTTAGTTTTTTTTGCAAAAATAATTAATTTTTTTTTTTAATTTTTCGCTTTAGGAAAACTGTTTTTTCTAAAAGCATCTAGTATTGTTTTGTCCTTTTATAGAAATGCTAGAAGGTGCATTTTGCTGTCAAATTAAAATATGGCAGAACATATCAGAATCGCAAAATCCTGGGACGAACTCAACGAATGGCAACTGCAGGAAATTGCACATTTATATCTAAATACCCCCATCGAAAATTTTCCTGAAGCTTATTTTCAGATGATTTTGATTGTTTATCAAAAATCAACTTCTCAAGCAGATTTATATAACTTTGACAAGCTTAGAAAAAATGTACCCATATCGGAACTGGGTAAATACACTAATTTTCTGAAGGATAAAGCAGACTACTACTCTTTTCCTGAAATCCCCGGACTTTTTAAGCCTGCCGATGCTCTCGGAAATATTACCGTTAGACACTTTTCGACAATTGACACCTATTTTTATTTATGGAATAAAGAAAGGTCGGTTTTAAATTTAAAGAGATTGGTAGCCTCTCTTTACCGAATCAAAAAAGAATTTGATGATTTAGATATCGCTGCAGTTGATGAAATCACTAGAAAGCTTCCAGTAAAACAAATGGAAGTAATTGCATTAGCATTTTTATTTACTCGTCAACAAATTTCTAAAACCTTCCCTGTTGTTTTTCCAAAACCGAAAGAAGAGACTGAAGAAAAAAAATTACAGCCAATTTTCACTAAAAAAGATAATCAATTTATCCCTTTCGATAAGATAATCATTGGGATGTCGATGGATGAGCTTCAGCCATTAGGAAAGAAACAGGACGTTAACCAGGTCCGAGTTTATGAATTCCTGAGCGTACTGTCAGAAAGTATTTTATATCACCGAGCAAAAGCCAAAGCAAATGAAAGAAAATAGTTATTTAGAAGTAAAAAATTACTTTGAAAATTTAGTAATGCAATCAACATTTCTCAATGATTTCGTTGGTTTTTTTGAACGTGAATGGAGCTCTAAAAAATCATCTGTAAAAGGATTAAAATCTCCCATTCTTGCTCTTTTCAGATATACTTTAGGCTTCGATGGTCAAGGTGAAAATTCGTTGGCTGTAAGAAAGATTGGGTTTGCTATTATGTTTAATAAAATTAAGCCCGGCGATTTGGATGCTCAATATCAGGCGATACATGATGCTGAGCAATTAGCCATTAAGATTATATCTCGTATGCGCTACGAGTCTTTTAATTCTGATCATTTTCTTTACAATGCATTTTTAAAAGATTCTGTAGAAATCAAACCTGTTGAGTTATCTTCAGGAGATTTTGGAGTAGATGTTTTATTTAATATGAAAAATAAGCAACCTCTCAAAGTAGATTTTTCTGACTGGAAAGACTTAGAAAGTACATGTTAACCCATATTAATAAACCACCTAACAAATAGTTTTTTTTGTTGGTTTATGGGTTCCCGTAAAATATAAACTTCGAATTTAATTATATTTGCCAAAAACCATAAAATGAGTAAAGTAGATCCTTATACTTTTATGTCGACCGAGTTCGACGGATTCCCAAAAACAAATGAGATAAAACCTTTAATGAGAATGGTTTTAACAAAATATAAACTATCTGAAAGCGATGATAATCTGCATCAAATAGGTACTACGTTAATTACTTTGAAAAGAGCTCACTTAGTAAAAGAACTAGATATTTTAAAGCATATTTCAGAAGCCGGAGACGCTTCTATTGATTTAAAAAAAATGGCTGTTATTTCGGCTATATATCTTTCAAAATATAAAAAATAGTATATGAAATGTTTATTATTTCTTCTACTGCCAATTTTTATCTTTTCTCAAAACTTCGAAAAAACTGATTTAGAGTTTAAAGAAGCTATGAGGTTGGCTGACTCTTTAAATTATAAATCAGATTCATTAAATTACAATTTAGAGATGATTAAAAAAGCTGATTTTTTCAAGGATAAATTGCTCATAAATGATAATTATAAAAGTAGTGAAAAGGCAAGTGATATTTTTAACGATTTTAGTAATCTAACAGGTAAACGATACAATTATTTAAAAATAAGTAGTGATGATAATTTAATTAAAAGATTTTTTAATTTACAAAAGGCTTTTTATCAAGTTCAAGTACAAAAAGAAGTCATCACTTTTTACTATGATATGAAGTTGGAGAATGCGGCAAATGATATGTTAAAAAAACATCTACAGAAAGAATCGGAAGAAAATAAATTAATTGAAATTTTGAGAATTGCTAAATTCCCGATTGAAAAATATAATAAGCTTACGGATGAAGAAAAAAATAAACTTTTAGATTCAATTTATCGAGGATATAAGTATCAAGAATGAAAATAATCCACCTTTTATTTGGTGGATTATTTTTTTTAGCTACTTTTGTAGTGCGAAACCCAATGACCTGAGGAAGTCTTAAAAAATCTTCAACTAACTTTTACGTATATTATAAAGACTTAGGTCTTGATGAGTATTGGATATCTTCTTCGGATGATTGGGTTTCGCGACTACCAAGAAAATCAAGGCTTTCTTTTTTTTCTTGGTTTATTTGAAAACAATTTTTAAATAAAATAAAATGCGAAACCCAATCAAAAACACTAAAAACAGAAGCGCTAGTAAGTTTTTAGGTCTACGAAGAAAATCAAGACTATTAACCGAAAGACCAATTCTATCAAAGAATTTCGACTTTCTAAAAAAAAACAAGGGAACAGTTTCATCAACTTATTTAGAGTCTGGTATTGTAAAATGTACCTTTAGTTCCTACTCTACCAAAAGAAAAGCTTTTGCTTTCGGTCCTACTTTCGACCTTGCGTATGTTAACATGATTAAAAAATTTAATGAAAAATATGCAGATCATGGCAAAGCAATTTAATCAGGCATTATCAGAGTGGTTAGATGATTTTCATTCCACAATGACCGTAGAAAAAAGAGCAGATATGAATGAGGTAATTGTGAATGTAGGATATGATAATCAGATTATCGAAAATCATGGAGATTTAATAAAAGTAAATCTTACAAATCTCGTTTCTTTGTACCATATTTTAAACCGATATCCAAAAAAGTTCAAGTCATTAATCGAATTATTAAAGCCTGAAGACAATGAATGATTATAAAGAAACAATGCAGAAAATACTTCTTGAATATTACTCAAATACTCCTGAAGGCAGTAAAATACAAATGCAAACATCTGCAGTGCTTTCATGGTTTAAAGGGGTAATTCCTAGTCAACCAGTGAATGAACATGATGTTTTTGAAGTCTTAACAGATCTCGGATTTAAGCACTCACAGAAAATTATTTATGAAAAAAATGTGATTAAAAAAGCGACAAAATGGGAGGAAGAAATATCTGAAGAAATAGAAGTAGGCAGAATTTTAGTTTGGAATTTATACGAAAGAATTTAGTTTACACTTTAAAAAATTTCAAAAAAAATACGATTACACTTTTATATTTTAGCTTATATCATTAAAAACCAATTAGTTTACAGAATTACACTTTAACACCTAACTCCGGAGTCCTTTACAGGTTTTTCCGGAGTTTTTATTTTCGTTCAAAATTCAATTATGTACAATAACGAAAAAGAAGTTGCTGAAAAAGCAGAGCAAATGCTTGAAGCTTCCTTAAGAAGTAAAACTTCATCTTTTGCGGACCATGTAAACCGAAGAGAAGGACAAGCTTCATTGAAAGATGCAGCTGCAAAATCTACCGTAAAAAAATACGGTACCGTCAGAGGCGGAAGTCAAAAGTTTTATCTGAGAAGCTTAGCGATTAAAATGACTAAGCACGGTTTTATTCAAAATTTCGGGGTTGATGGTGTAAGAGATGCCGGAACCAGGACTCGTCATCGCCCTCAGGAAACGACATATAATTTTAAATCTCATGTAATGAAAATGCAAGCGAGACCCTTTATTGATGAAGCCGTGGAAGCTTCAGGAGTAAAAGATTTTGTAATGAGCGAAATTACAAGATTGAGATCTGAAGCAATCATGGTCGATATTAGAAGAATAATTTCAAATATTAGCACTTAATCAAGTGCTTTTTTTATGTCCTTTCTCAAAATATTCCGGAGTAACATATTGCAGGAAATTCTTTCAGCAAAATGGCAGGAAATACCATCTCCACAACCGGAGTACTCTATATAAACGGAAATCAGGTACAAAATACCTTTCAGAATGTTCAGCGAATAACACGAAGTCTTGAGAGAGATCTACGTCGCCTTCCTGTTGGAACACGAGAATTTAATGCCACTGCAGCTGAACTGGTAAGAGCAAGAGCTCGCTTCCAGGAAGTAAGAAATGAAATCAATACACTCGATGGGGCTCTTAACAGATCTAGAGGATTTCTGGGATTGTTTCGTAATGGTCTATTGAGTTTCGGAGAAACATTTAAAGAGGTTTTTAGCGCCAATACAGCTTCTATGTTTTTTGAAAATATGATTTCAAAAGGCAAAGCAACCGTAGATCAGTTATTGAAAATTGCAGATGCAATGTCTGATGTTCAGAAAACCACTGGAATGTCAACTGATGAAGTTAAGAATCTGTGGACACAGTTTGACGAAATGGACACCAGAACAGCAAAGATTGAACGATTGAAAATTGCTGAAGTTGGAGGTCGATTAGGGGTTCCAATCGAAGAAATGAAAGACTTTGTTCAGGAAGTAGATAAGGCCTATGTCGCTTTAGGTGATAGTTTCGATGGTGGACTCGAAGGTGTCGTTGATTCTTTAGGAAAAATCAAAGGACTTTTTAACGGAACAAAGGAGCTTACATACGCAGATGCTATAAATCAGATTGGTTCGGCTCTTAACACATTGGCAGCTCAAGGAACAGCCTCAGAAGGTAATATTGCGAATTTTGCATTAAGGGTTGGAAATTTACCGGAAGCTTTAAGACCTGCAATTGATAAAGTTTTAGGATTAGGGGCTGCATTTGAGGAATCTGGTATTGATGCACAAATCGCATCTTCAGGAGTTTCGAACTTTCTTTCTACTGCAGGAGGTAATATTGAAGGGTTTGCAATTTCAATGCAAATGTCTGTAGCAGAAGCTGAAAAATTATTGAATACAAAACCTGAAGAATTCTTCTTACGATTCGCTCAGGGAATGAAAGGTGTTTCCGGAACTCAAACCTCAAAGATATTTGACAGTTTAAAACTTAACTCTTTAGAAGTTCAAAAAGTTATTGGTGCAGCTGCCAACAGAACAGATGATTTCAGAAAATCTATGAAAACAGCTGGCGAAGAGATGGAAAAGATGACCTCTCTTACCGATGAATTCAACACAAAAAACAACAATGCTCCTGCAATTTTAGAGAAAATTAAGAATGCATTTGGTGATATGTTTACGTCTACCAATGTCATCAATAAATTTGAAAGTCTAGTTCAGGCTGTTGGATGGTTAACTGGTGTGACGGATGAATCCGGAAACGGGATGATTATTTTCAAAGAACGATTAAGCCTGCTTTACAAACTATTTATTGTTGCTATTTCAGCTGTAATTGGCTACAATGCTGCTCTATTGATATTGGTTTTGACAACAAGAACTGTTGCTCGTGAGACTCTGATTTATAATGCCATCCAAAAAATAAAAGTTGCATGGGACACAACAGCAAGAGCTGCTACTCTACTTTATGCGGCAGCTAAAGCATATTTGACAGGAAATACAGTTCGAGCCACAATTGCGATGAGAGCTTTCAATACAGCAACAAAAGCAAATTTAATCGGCGTTTTGTTAGCTGTGATAACCGCGGTCGTTACTGCAATGGTCATGTTTTCAGACTCTATAGATGAAGCTGCTGAAAAACAAAAAGAACTTAATTCTATAAATAAAGAATCTGAAAAAGGAATTATTGCTCAGAAAAATGAGCTCAATCAGTTAGTAAAAATAGCTCAAAACGATAACTTCTCAAAAGAAACTAGGGCTAATGCGATTAAAAAATTAAATGCATTATCTCCAGAATATTTAGGTAATCTAACTACTGAAAATATAAAAACTCAAGAAGCTACCAATGCAATAAAAGCATATACTGACGCTCTTTTGAGAAACTCAAGAATAAAGGTTTTAAATAAAAAACTTGAGGAAGCTCAAGAGAAACAGCTCGATTTAGAAAATCAAGATATTAAAGATTTTGCAAAGCAAGGTGGAGATTGGATTGATAAGAATATGTCATTTTTATCTCCATCTGAATTAAAAAGATTAGACAAAAGTCAAATAAAGCAATTCTCAATCTGGAGGGAAAAATTTGGAGATGAATATGCTAAAAGTTTGATGGAGACCTATGGCTACATCTATGAAAAAAGAAATCAAGCGATACAAAGTGGTAATAATTATATCAATGCTTTAGGTGATGAGATTACAAAAGCTTCAACTATTGAAAATACAAATGAAATTGTTGGAACTCAAAATATAATTGCTCCTGAAAAACCTAAAAAAGAAAAAGACCTTGAAAAACAAAAAAATAATGATCTTGAAAAATCTCGAGATGCTATTACCAAATCTTTAGATGTTAAAAAAGAAACTGATAAAAAATACCTGGAACTTGAGCGATTAAAAAGAGAAGAGGAATTTAAGATTATTCAGGAAAGTAAGCAGAAAGAATTTGATTTAGAATTAGCAGATTATGAAAATCGTAAAAATGAACTTAATCAACAGACTGAGGATATAAAAGGGCAAATTCGAACGACTCAAAATGAAATAAAAAAGCTACAGCGGGATAGAAAAGAAACAAAATCTCCAGAAGCTGCGAAAAACTTTGATACGGCAATAGCTGGATTACAGGCAGCCAATGACAAGCGGTTGATACTTATCACTCAAAATAATTCAATCGAAGAACAAATTTTAAAAACCCATGGATTTAATCTCTTAAGAATTGAGGAACAGTGGGAAACATTGTCCTACGAAAAAAAGGTTGAAGCTCTCCAATCTAAAATTGATATTGAAAGAAATGCAGCTGAAGATACAATTAATGAAATAACTACAATGGATCAGGCTCGTCTTGCATTATCCCAAATGCAACACTTGAAGCTTACTGATCTTGAGCTTAGAAATATTACAACACTTGAAGATGCTAAGAAAGCCCTTCGTGAAAATGCTGATCGTGCTTATTTAAAGTCACAGTTGAAAATGTTGGAAGAACAACAGAAGCTTCTCAATCAGCTAATAAATGACCCTTCTCTTTCTTCTGAGGCTACCGAAAAACTTAAAAAGGATTTAGATGAATTAAACATCAAAATCACCGGGGTTAAGTCTGCAATGAAAGGTGGTGAAGAGACAGATAATAAAAAAGTAGTTGAAGAAAGTAGCGAGAAGAAAGGAAATATTGACATTCTTGGTTTTTCTGCAGATGAATGGGAGAAAACATGGAAGAATCTCAAAACTACAGAAGACAAGTTAAAAGCTGTACAGATGGTTATTAAGGCTTTAGGGAATGGTTTTCAGGCTTTCGCTCAGCTACAGCAAAACCTTGCTAATAAAGAAATGTCAAAGTTTGAAAAAGACAATTCTAACAAGAAAAAAGAACTTCTAAAACAACTTAATGAGGGCTTAATTAATCAGACCGAGTATAATAAGCAGGTTCAACTAATTGAAGCGGAAACGGCTAATAAAAAAGCAGCGATAGCCCACAAACAAGCTAAAGTTGAAAGAGCTCTTAAAATTGCCGAAATTATTGTAGCAACTTCTTTAGCTATTATGCAGTCCTATAGTCAGCTTGGCCCGATTGGTGGAACCGTTGCAGCGGCAATAATTGGAACTTTAGGTGCTGTGCAAATTGCTACGGTTGCGAGTACGCCTCTTCCTGATCAGCCTACATTTTACAAAGGAGGGTTTACCGGTAATGGTTTCGGTTCTCCTGATGAATCGGGTTCAAAACCTGCAGGAATTGTTCACGCTAAAGAATGGGTTGCTCCGGAATGGATGACTGCTCATCCTCGACATGCTAAAGTTATTGACTATTTAGAAAGTGTTCGACAAGGTAAAAATACTGGTTATGCTGAAGGTGGAATTGTAACATCTGAAAACACGAAAAAAGATGTCGCTCAATCACCAGCACCGACTCAAAACAATAGTGATTTTATTCAATATTTAGCAGTTTTATCTGATGTTAGAAGCTTACTGCAAAAATTAGATGAAGAGGGAGTAACTGCGGAAATGGTTGATAGTGAAATCAACGGTAAAATGTTCAAAAAAGCGATTAAAAAATTTGATAAATACGAAACCCGTGCAAGTAGAAAATAATTTTGAGGAGCTTCATATTTTTGAAGATAAGGATATGAATAAAGTTTGCGATGCATTATTCAATTTTGTAAAAAAACATTCTGGAGAAGAAATATCAATTTGTGGATCTATTGCTAAGATATTTTCAGATAAACTTCCCAGTATATATAAACCGAAAGATGTTGATTTTGTTGTGAGCAAATCTGCTTTTGTACAGCTTACAAGAATGAAAATAAACATGAATAATATAGTGACTATTGAAAAACAGCCGAATAGATTAATATTTTACACACTCGGATCAGCGTGTGTTGAATTATGGGCATTCGATAGTGAAGACGAAAACAAAGTAAAAAAATATTATAAAAATAAAATTTCTTATTTAATTTGATATGGCAATTAGATTTAAAGACGTTGAAGTATGCAATGCTTGGCAGCCTACTTCACAAGGAGGTCATGAATGTTCAGAATACATTTATGTTCAAGTTCCTATCGGTGATTGGAATGCGACCCCAATGCAGATAGTAGCTCCATCGTGGACTGTAGGAGCTGCTAATCCAGTTCCAATATCCCTTCAGATTATTTTTCCGGAATTGGAGTTTATTTATTCTGGTTTTACAAATTTTCGATATAAAATAAAAAAAACAGTTAATGGTGTAGATTTTATTAATATTACCGGTGCTGGGTTAACAGGTGATGTTTTTGATGATTTTAATATTAGAAATAAAACGGTTCAAATAAATTTTCAAAATATGGGAAATCTTTCGGTAGGTATCCACACTATTAATTTAATCATTGAAGCTTATAGTGTTGAAACTGACGGGACCGAAACTTTTAAAGAAGATTCTTCTATCCAAAATATTATTATACCTATAAAAATAACCGTATTGTCTGGAAATGGATTTAATACAGATTCAAATGTTTATCAACTTACTTATAATAAAGCTGACGATTCTCTTTCTGGTGATTCTAAAATAACAGTTTATTCTGCAGAAGCGGTAATGGCAAATGTGACAGATCCTTTTATTGAATTAATTCAAACATCGGGAGCAACAGAAAAGTATTTAACGTTTCAAAATAATGCTACTATACAAGGCAAGCCTGTTGGAAATTATTCTGGAAATGTAACTATTACCAAAGGAACTCAAAGTAAGACTGTAAAGGTGAATTTAGAAGTTATTAATGATTCTACACAATTTTACTTAAATCCTACAGCTTTTAATATTTCGCTTCAGAAAAACTTATCAGAGGCAAAAACGGTAACAGCTATCATTTCGAACCTAAATAATCTCAATATTTCAGCATATTTTTTCCCGTCATTTATTGAATCTGTTACTATTTTGAATAATGAAGTTACGATTCTAACAAAGAATTCAAGCAATTTAATATTAGGAAACTATTCTGGAGATATTATATTAAAATCTGGAAATGTTCAAAAAGTGATTTCTGTAAATCTCACCGTTTTACAGGGCATAAAACATGATTTTTCAGGAGCTTCTTATTATTTTGCCCTGGATAAAAATAAAGTAGTGGTGAATAAAACGAATGTAGAATCTGCCTATGTTAAAATGACTCTTAGCATGTATTTTAAGGGTTTTGGAAGTGAATATCAAGAAAATCAAACTTACACTTATCCATTTTTCAAAGGTTCAGCAGAAATTTATCCTGGAGAAGAAATTCAAGATTTTTTTATTAAGGCTAAAAATCCGTTAGCAGCACAAAACCCCAATTATCAATACGATTTGGCTTTAGTTTCGGTTACTTTTCAAGAAATGAGCGCTACGGATAGCATTGTAACAGCCTACACATTGGATAATCTTAGATTCGCTCCAGGAAAGAAACCAAAATGTTTTCCGTTTTTCACAGATTATTCTGTGAGAAAAACGTTTTCTGATTCATTAATAAAGCTTTCTCACGATTCTTTGTCAGAAAAAACAGAATCAAAAATTCTTTATGATCAGTATCTTTTGCCCAAACCAATATTCACTCCAAAATTTACTATCGATCAATATGTTTTTAACAGAAAAGAATTTAAAGCGGTTTATGAAAAAAATATTGTTTCAAATAATATTTTGCAATTCTTACCTTTCCCGAATCCTCAAAATGTCGTGCATATTGAGTGGGAAAATCAAAATTTAGTGTTTGATTGGTTTACGGCAGTTGAGACAATCAGAGAAACTTCAGAAATAGAATCAATCACTGGAGAATCTAAGTATTACAAGGAGGAAAAATTTGATAGCAGCTATTCTAAATTGCTTACTGTAAATTCCGGTTGGATTCTTGAGGAAGAAATTGATTTAATTACCGATTTATTAATGTCGAGACTTTGTTTTGTTACGATTAGAGAAAAAACTTACAAAGCTTTTCCGATTGGTAAAAAAAATGAACTGTTTGATACCGACAACAATAGTTATTCGATGGATTTGGAATTTAAAATCTTAATTGAAAAATAATATAAACCGCTTTTAAGCGGTTTTTTTGTCCTTTAAAACTTTTTATTAAGCTTTCATATTGCATGAAAAAATATGAAAGATAAGTTTGTTACGGAAAATTTCGAAATTGACTTAACCGGTATAAAAACGAATTTCACTGAAGAAAATCCAAGATTTAAAGATAGTATTTGGACAAAATATACTTTACCTGTAGATATCAATTATGATAGAAATTTTTTAAGTAAAGTAGCACAATATTCCTCCTTTTCCAATGCTAATTTACCCTTAATTCATAAAGGACAGCATGTCTTTGAGGGGCGTACAATGCAAGGAACTTTGACCTTTTCAGATTTTAGAAATAAAAGTGCAAAAATTCAGATTGAGTCAGGTTTTGAAGAACTTCCAAATTTTGACAAGATGCTTTCTGAACTACCATTAGAATATAAGGAAGTTTCAGATATCTATGATCACGCTAATGAAATTGTCACCAAAAAATATCCTGAAACAAATTACAATTTTCCGAAAATGTACACTGAAGAATTTGATCTTGAAAGTGAGGGATGGAAATATTTCGGATCATTTTTAAATGATAGAGTACGACCTGCAGGAAATTCCGTAAAAATATTCACAAGAAATGAGATTCAGGAAAATGCGAATGGGTGGGATTGTGTCAATCGAAATATTATTCATCCAGTACCTTATTTATTGCATGTTTTAAAGCAGGGTTTTTTAGATGCTGGGTTTAGATTGACTGGAGATATTCTTGAAGATCCAAAATTAAAACAAAGAGGAATTTATTCTTCTGAACAGTACTTTACGACTGCTGATCAGGAATATCAAAAGTCTTATGTTTATACTAATGAATTTTACGACAATCAGGATTATTTTGGACAACCGTTTGGGCGTTGGCAAAAATCGTTTACAATCGATGCACCAGGGAAATATAGAATTCTGGGAAAATGCTTCAACAACAATGATTCTAACTGCACATTACAAATAAAAAAAAACGGAGTTGTTTTGAATGTTTACGGAAGTGCTGGAACTCCTTATTTTAATTTTGATAAAGTTATTGAAATAGGAATAAATGAAGCTGAAACAAGTCCGGTAATTACACTTGAATATTTCGGACATGTTTTTAACGATCAGTTGGGTTCTGATAATATTAACATTGGAATTGCAGAAATCAACATTAATCCAATGCGACAAAATACAACTTCTGGAGATCCAATTCCTTTTATTTTTAACTTAAATCGTGTTAATCTCAAGCGAGCTGTTCCAGAGATGACATTTGGTGAACTCGTCAATATTATTAAAAACTGGAGAAATTACGATTTGACATTTGAAAATGGCATTGCAATTATGAATAGAATTGTGATTGACAAGACGAAAGAACCGGAAGATTTTCAGGAATTTGAAATAGAAGACCCATTTCGAAGTAAAAATGACAAGAAATATTTTAATCTCAAATTTCCTGAAGTTAAAGGAGTTAATATTGAAAATATTTTCTTCGATGAAAGCGGATATCAACTGAATGTTTCATCAGTTCCTAAAGACACTACCGAAATTTCAATCAATGGTTTTTGTTTACCAACTACAACATTCAGATCAAATACAACAGTAAAAGTCTTTGATGAAGGTGCCGCTTTAATGCTTATATATTACGATGGATTAAATAATAACGGCGATAATCATGCAAAGAATCCAGATGGAATGCACGGAATAGCACTTGCTGAAGAATTGAAAGATTATTTTTTATCCAGGTTGACAAATTTTATTTTCAAATGGGGGTTTATTGCCTTAAAATCAAAACTTAGAAAATTTAATATTCGTAGTGAAATTTATGCTTACAAGAAAAAACACTTTATAAAATCCTGGGTGAAAAATTCTTTATCTGACAAATATTATAGTGTTGAAATTGAAACGGAGACTTATTAATCTCCGTTTAATCATTGCATAAGCATCATACTACGAGCTGCAGTATCTTTGGCAACATGTACATATTTCATAGTTGTCATAATTTTAGTATGTCCCAAAATTGTCTGCAGGTTTTCAATTTGACCTCCTTTTATAAGATAGTTGGTGGCGAATGAGTGTCTGCCAACATGAAAATAGAGACGTTTTCTAATTCCACATGTGTTAGATATTTTTTTTAGATGCTTATTCATAGTAACTTCTGTCCAGAATGTCGAGAATAAATCCGTATTTGAATTTATGATATCGTGCACTTTGGGAATGAGAAAAAGTGTTAAATCTTTACCTCCCTTAAATGATACTACTCGAAGAAACTCCTCAAGCATTTCTTCTCTTTTCCTTGCTTTCACATCTGAAATTCGTAACCCTGTGTAACATGCAATTAAAAAATAGCCAAGGGAAAGTTTATAATTTTCAGGAATAAAGCTCGAAAAATAATATTCATGTAATTTGCTAATCTCCTTCTCATCCAGCCAAACGATTCTTCCTCCGGTATCACCAACCTGAACATCGTCTAAATCAAGACCTAGCTTAATTCCATACTTCTCAGCAAGTGATAAATATTTCTTCAGAACAGCCACATTTGAATTTATTGTTGACTGAGCATTTTTATATTGGGTTTTTAAGTGCGCTCTAAATTCATCAAAAAATTTATAATTGATATCTTGAAATGCAACAAGTGCTCTGAAATCCTTCAGTTTTTCAAACACCGAATCATGCTTCGCCAGTGTATTTTGTTTCATCGGTTGAATGTCCCGGATACTTTTATAAAATTGGCCAAAATCAACCGTAGAAGGAGCTGTTTTTAGCTGGTCCAAAAAAGATTGTAATGTCAATGGAACTTCAGAAAGACGATGCTTCATTCTTATAGATGTAATTTTTGCATCAATTTGTTTTAAAAGTAGATGCTCATCACGGCTTTCTGCAGTATCAATAATTCTCATATTTTTAGAATCCCAATACTTCTCTTCAATTTTTACTGCAGCAGGAATTCTCTTTCTCCGACCTCCTACATTAATATTAATGTAAACGGGCTTTCTCCCTCGCTTATCAGGTTCATTTTTTAAATAAAATGTATAATCCATAGGTGCAAATATGTTGTTAACATCTCTGCTCTTAATAAATGGTAATAATTGATTTTGTCCGATCAT